CTATTGCTTCGAGGATGTATTTAGCTTTTTCACAAAGCTATTAAGGTAGTTCGCTCCACGGCTGGTGAGGATACCAGCCAGCACGGCAGAAACGTAGTAGCCGCTGCCATCAAGACCAAAGGGGTTGACTTGAAAAGCGAGGGAGAGCGAAATGCCGATGAGGATAGAGAGGATGTAAGTGGAGCGGTCTTTTAGTACGGGGAAGGCATTCTTTAAAATTTCGGTTACGGCTTCAATCAAGATCGCCATAAAAGTTAGCAGACTCAAGCTGTGAATGAATTGGTCTATGTCAATCAAAGGTTGTTCCTCCTTTTGTTTTTAAAGCGGGGCGTGGTTCGGGGAGTCAGAGGCGATCAAGGCTGATAAACAAACATCCAGCCGTCATGCATTTGGAAGGGAGTTAATTCGCGGGGTGAGATTTCGCCCCAAGGAAGGTAGGTGTCACCTTTGTGGTTAACGACACAGCATCTAGGAAATCCTCGCTTGCATGTACGTTTTGAGTTCGGTCTCCAGCTCTTTGACACGGTACTCTAGCTGTTGTCTTTCTACTACCAGCGTCGTGTATTTATCTCGCCACTCCTGCACGATGGTTTCAAGCTCCATGCAACGGTTGCGCCAAACATGGAGTTCTTCCCGAAGCTTGTCCATTTCCTGGCGCAGCTCCTGGCGAATTTGCTGGTTTTCCTGCGAGATTTGTTGCCTGTCTGTAATCATCAACTCTTTCTTGTTGTTGTGACGAGCAACCAGATAGGTGACGATTGCCGTCAGCACACTGGATACTACCAAGGGGAGTGTGGAAGAGTTGAGTAGTGTTTGGATCATCCGTTTGTTCACCTGCTTTCTCTTGTGAGGTCTTATATATAGAGTAGACAGTTTGGGGAATTTCTCACGGTGTTTTAAGTGAAAATGATCTACCACAACTGCTTGATTTGGAAGTAAGAATAGGTGGGGAGTGCTTCTACGACGCCATTGGCAAAAAACGAGTAGCCGAAAAGCTCTACGTAGTCGCCGGGCTGTAGGCGGACGATGCTTGAGCCGTTTAAGCACCAGGCATGGTTGGAATAGGAAACGATGCTGTTGAGTACTTTATGGAGTTGACCGTTGATTCGGACGTCTAGATGCAGTCCGTTGGGGGAGGTTGTTGGGCTTTTGATGCGTGTTGATCCAATGATTAAGTAGTCGCCCGGTACTTTTGTAATAAAGCGACTTTGGTTTTTATCGAATTCTTGCAGTTCGTCTTGAGTTGTTGTATTGAAATTGATTTTGGTAAAGGTGTCGGGGGCGGATAGGTTTTGGTCGGCGGACATGGTGGCGGTTAGATTGGTTCCTGATTTGGCGGGGTTGAGTAATAGATTGGAACTAGTAATGGTGTAACCAGAGATGACAGGAGATTTCACGGAGCCAGAAGGCGAGGTGATGACTGCTTTTACCCGCAAATCTGCATAAAGCGGGTTCTTGAAGGAATGTTTGCGTCCTAAGATTGTGGATTCCCAAGTAGCGCCGCCGTTGTTGGACAGGTACCAGTCTATCGAGCCTTCTTGAAGGGTTTGGTCAGCGGTAAGCGAGGCATGGGCAATGGGAGAGACAGAAGGGAGCTTGGTGCTTACAAACTCTTGGATGACCTCCCCTGTAAGAGTACCTGTAATCACACGATACCCGTACAGCTCTGGAGATAGATTTGCAGTAGGCGAGTCTAATCTGGCTCGTAATAGTAGTGAGGTAGAGGGAGTTGGGAAGGTAACCTCTTCGCCGGGAATCGCATTTATCCAATCTAGTCCGTTGTTGTTTGTTACCGCTAAAGTAACCGTAGCTTTGGACGCTCCAAAACTATATTCATCAATGGATTGGTTTGTTTCGTATCTAGAAGTTAACGATAACGAACGAAGAACTCCGTTGCTATCTTTGAAGGGATAATGCTTGCCGGCATAGGTCGAGATTGTTACAGAAGAATCGATAACGGATAAATCGGCAGCTTTGAACGTGGCGAGATATAATTTGTTTAGCTCTACATTTGAGGAGTACACAAAATGGTAATTTGAGCCGTCAGCAACTAGTCTGGAAACCCAATTTGCGTTGATGTTTGCGACTGAAGTGGTTTGAGCCAGTGTTTCAGGATGAAGAGAATAGAGTTTAACTGAGTAGGATGTCGTTGCGCTCGTATAAATCGTTTGTATAGCAACATATTTATCTAAGACTGGGTCATACATCATGTCAATCGAGCTGTTTTCTCCCCCAACCGTTAGTTGTATATTTCGAATCATCCGAAATGAACTGTCAAAAAGATATGCTCTGAAAAAATTTCCGTGCATTATACCTAGAGCAACTTGGTTTCTTATTGGGTCATAAACTGAGCGTAAGTAAGGCGTTGGTCCGGATGATAGAATATTAGTCATATCCTTAACTAATATACCATCACTGTTAAAAACATGAAGGCGCGTATAGGATGAAACAGAATGAAAGGCCCAGACTCTATTCTGAATATCTACAGTTAGTGAAGTTGCTACCACTGTTCCTGATCCTATATATAGGGTATACCAATCTTTGAAAGTGGTGCCATCGCTATTAACAACACCAACGACCCCACCGAGTGATGTGTTTGAAATAGAGAACCAGACGCGATTGTTGTAGTCCACGACATAGTCGACCGTTTGAAAAGGGAGCGTATGGGTATTCCCCTTGAATGGCAAGATCGTTCCTTCAAACGACAGGCTGCCATCAGGATTTGTTACCTTTGCATAAATCCCTGTGCCGTTTACTAGAGCCACCTTCCAGGTACGATTCGCGCGGTCTGTAAAACCCATAGGCTGCGAAAAAACACTTCCGGAATAAGAAAAGCGAGTGGCTTCTGAGAAAGCGTATGCGCTAGGTTCGTTGGCTACAGCGTTTATAGTTACTTTGTCAGTACTCGGGATGGTAATCGGCTTGGCGTAAAAAATCCCATTTTTTATCCCGGATGTGTTCCTGAGGAGACGGTTGGTTGTGTCAACAGTAACTCCCATAGAATTTGACTCGTCAAAGTAGTTCGTAGTGCTGAAGTCTTCAGTAAAGTCAGGGGTAACCGTAGGAGTTACTCTTCCCCCTACAATTCCAGCTGTTGTCTTTTCGGAGTCGACAAAGGCCAATGTATCAAATTCTTCGGAGTAGGAATTGACGACGGTACTTCTGTGCATTTCAAGTTCTTCTACACGGTTTGCAAGAGTGGGATCAGATACTGCTATTGGCACTACACTTTCACCTGTTCCGACAAAAAGCTCATGAGTATCGGTTGTAAAAAGAGGTTCCCCCGCTGATGCAGCGGAGGGGAGTTTGGCTTTTAAACCGCGTTTGAGTTTGATTGGTAGTGTCATTAAAAAGTACCTCCATCTACTTCTGTGAGCGTGGAGCCACTGCCGCTGCCAGAGCCAACGTTTATTTTGTAGTCTCCACTCGACAGCAAGAGGACTCGCAGATTTGTATTTCGGTTATACCCATATTTGTAATCTACTCCGGGCATCGCCATGTCCCAGGAATCTAGTAAGTCCACATCCATGGTAAGGGAGTCTAGACTTGTTTCATCAGTAGTTGATGACTGTTCGAAGTAGAACGCGCATCGCAAGTTTCTTGCTTGACCTAGCTTCTCGTCCCATTCAGAGATGCTATTGAAATCGCCTACTGTCATTGCTTTTTGTTTGAAATCAATGGAGTTATTAACATCAACTGTTATCCACGGACCATCTTTTTGTTTTGCTTCCCATGTTGTTCCACTGTCTGTACTTATTGCTACTCTTAAAACGCCTTTCTCTGTACCTGATAAGGTTAAAGAGTTGATTTTAGCTACGTCGAGAAAGCTAATATCATTCTTCATTTTCACGACTCTTGGTGCAGGAACTCCAGTAAGATGAGCGACTGCGGGCTCTCTATTTGGTTTCGAAACAAGGATTTTTATGGAGGGTTTGTTTATTAAATCATTCAAATGTAGGGTACACGCAGTGAGATCGAGCATGCCTTTATTTAGAAACATATCGTCTGTAGGGGGAGCAGGACCAACGGTTTCCCAGCCGGAAGAAGTGTACGTTTTCACGTCTGTACCGTCTAGTATGAGGAATCTATTGTTTATTGACTCAATCAGCATAACTGGACGGAAGCCTCTACCTGGCGCTGTAAGATCTGTTGACCCAGATGTCCAGTTTGTAAGGCCGTTATATCCTCGAATCACGCGGGCCTTTGAATTGGATTGATCAGTTGTACTGGTCCATGAACCGTGATTCAAGTTATTCCAGACGCGGTCATCGATCATGTATCTATCCCATTCGTTGTCTTTATCTGTAGCATTTACACCACCAGTCGGGAGACGGAAGGTGAAGGCGCTGTCGTGTTTCCTTTCGGCAAGTTCTGCTTCGACGATTGCAATTTGCGTAGTAGCGTAATTATTGTAGCTAGTTAATACATTGATTCTGTAATACCGATACGATTTATTATTGATAAACTCGTAGACAAACTTAGCGTCTTCGATATTGGGCACAGTACCTACTGTTAATAATTCGTAGGTACTGTCATCATCGGAACCAAATAGTTGCCAATCTTTGATTGAATTATTGAGGTAGCCTGTTGATATTTTCATCCCAATCAATGAGAGATAATTGATTTTCTTTTGACTACCAAAGTCTACCTTAAGCCAATGACCTTCAACTGGGGCTTCTGTTCCATTCACGTACCAGATACTTCTTTCTTGGCCTATTACATTGTTGTCAAAGGCTTTCCAAGGCATATCATTGTCAAAATACGCACTTGCAGTTACAGTTACTCCCTCAGTAGTTTGTCCAGTCATGGTCGGAACCAGGTCCTCAAGTACTTCTAATGGTAGCCCGCTCCCACTAGCGACACCAGCGGTATTCAAGACATCCCAACTAATATTATTTTGAATATTTCTATCCGCAAGAAGAACTTTTCTACCCTGGTGGTCAGTGTCCACCATAATAAAGTAACCATCGCCATTGGGACTTGAAGAAGAAGCTACAGGTATAAAATTACTTGTTTCCATACCTACATCCAAAAATTTCCCTACAGTTCCGGATGTAGCAGAGTAATGAAACCGAATGCGTTTCCCTACCTTAAGGTCATTTACTTTAGCTACCTCGTCAGGATGAAATAAGCGACCATTTGAATCAATGTCAATTGCGTCAATATACCACCAGTAACCTTCAACAGTAGAAGAAATTTCAACAGAGTGCCTTTTTAGTTCAAGTCCTAATTTCTCGTACTGAAGTATAGATCCCTGATTTTGACTTCCAATGGCGGCACTATAACTTTCTGGCACTCCGTTAATTACTACTTTTAAATCAGGATGGTAGCCACTGTTAGCCATACCCAAAATTCTTAACCTAGTACCATAGAAATCAAATCTGACTTTATTTTCACCAGTCCTCTCCGCATAGATCGCACTTCCAGCAGACATGGTATTGCTTGTTTGTATAACCCATGTACCGGAATAGGATAAGGCCGAATCATCTTGTTCGTATCTTCTCCAACCTACTTCTGGAGTCAATAAACGTTCTCCAACTGTTGCCATCTGCTATACCTCCTTGTATTCAAATACTGGCCGGAAACATGCTAATTTGGCAGAGGTATGAGAACTTGCATTAAATCTCCAACCAACAGCTTTTACATGTCCTCTGCCTACTCTCGCTGCGCTTGTGGCGTAGTGCACTAAGATGCTAGGGGCATCCTGGCACCAAGTAGCTACGTCCATAAAGTGGAACACATCTTCACCTGTCTTTCCTGCTTGGATCAGATGAGTAGGAAAGTTCACTACGTACATGTCCCACTCATTGTTGACCGGCCATGCGCCATTTTGAATAGGGTTTCCCTTGTATCACCTTACCGGCATTCAGGCCATCTCAAGAGATGGAGTGTTGACACACCCTATCAGCGATGACTAATCCCTTGTCTACTTTTACAAAATAAAAGAATTTAGAATAGGAAGCAGTTGCCTCTCCTGTTACAGGCGATCTTCATATCTGAAATATTTGTTCTTAATTGTCCGATTGTTGCTGGAATTGGCATGCTTTTCACCTAAAAATTTCATTGAATATTTCGAGACACGAAGTCGACTTACAATAGCTTTCATATTCAATTCACCTTGATTTTCTCAATACTCGAGTATTGTTTCACATCAAGAGTGAATGAGTACACACTATTACCGGATGGAAGCACTACGTCTTCTGTCAATTCAATCGAATAGTCGGTTTTAAGCCGTAACGTGCCATCCAAGTTCATATAACTGTCATGGTCAAAGTTAGATGCTTCGTTTTTAGAAAAGGCTGCTATCTCCCGGGTGTAATTCTGTTCACCAGGGGCAAATTTCAAAACCTCAGTAGGTGGTAATTTGTAGTCGGAAGTATAGGGGATGGTTATGCTTACTTCTTCAGGTGTGTTAGGGGAGGCTATGACTCCGAATTTGTTGACTTGAATCATAGGAAACCCGGTTGATCCGGTGTTGCCACTTCCCGGTGTGACCTTAATGAATTCGACTGAATCATCGAACCATCCATAACCTAAGGATAATAGGGTGGAGTCTGCGGAGAGATTAGCACGAATGCAAACTTCTTTCCCACCAGTTACCTCCAAAAACTTATCGAGAGTAATGTTGTTCAACCAGGTATTTCCGCCGTTTACAGATAGATCGTAGGTGACTTGCCCTTGGTGTTCAGCTACAACAATCATTTTTTTAGGTTCCGCAGGAAGCGATTCAACGTTTGTATAGAGAGTAATGGGACCAGTAGAGTACAACTCTATCTCATTTACAAATAAATGTTTTTGGTTCTCTCCCGTACCGCCAATAGAATAGCCTACGCGGTAGTATCGATATGGGGTAGAGTTCATGAAGGAAAAGTCAACCCATTTTCTAATACCATTGCCACTTAATCCTGTTGGTTGATTAAAAAGGAGTGTCCATCCAATGTTGTCATTTGATCCGTAAACGTAAAGATTCGGAGGGAAGAAAATTCCTGATATTTGATATTCGCAAAACATGGCTTTGACACGATTAATTATTTCTGGAACGGTAAGGTCAAAGTCTACCGTAGAAATTGATCCAGGAATCCCTAACTGACTAATCCATGAGCCATCAAGATAATCGGCAGCCGAGCCGTCTTTTCCTGCTTTACCATCAGTTAGTTTTGAGTTTGGTGTATTATCTGGATAATCTTTTGCTGGGATAGGATTTAGATTGTAAGTCTTGCCTTTAACTGCGTTATGTCCCATACGTTTGACTTCACCTTGTTCAATGATGAAGCCAGAAGACTTTGTTTTATCAATACCTGAGTCGTCTTGAAATGGGTCAATGACCAAATTTTTAGAGGTGTATTTGGGGAGATTGAGAGCTTCAGCAGCTCTGAAATTGGCTGTGATGAGGCCGATGGTATCGTACAAAAGGATAGAACCAAGCGAAGGATCTACCTCTACTTTAGTACCGCTATTACCGGGGGCGTTTCCTCCAGAACTTCCGCCTACCGTATCTGTATAAGTGGGGAGGGTGTCCTCGTCATACCAAATACATCCAATGCTATGGAGGACTGCTTTGTCACTCGGGTTGGCGCGTATGACAAGAGATGTACCTGGTAGGAAAGTGCTTAAATCAACTAGCTGATTCAGAGGAACAGCAGCTGTGAACGTAGTTCCTCCATCGAGTGACACATCAATGCTGATGTTTCCTTCGTACTCTGCATCCAGTACAAGGTGGGTCGGAGTCTTTGCCAATGGAATCGGTTTGGAAAACATGACAGGATTTTCATCTGAGGCTTGCAGGATTTGTACTTCAGTGACAGTCATATACGAGCTTTTATTCCAGACGGTTACTTTGACTTCATTAATAGGATAGTCTAGGTTGACAGGGTAGTGCCATGAACCGTCACCATATACTCCTTTATCTGTTTTGGAAGCGAGATTAATCCTTGGAGTAACTGCCTCCCATTTACCTGTTGATGGATTTTTTACAAAAATTTGATGATCGCAATAATCGTGTCCGTTTTGTCCTAAACTACCATTCATCCAAAGAATGATTTTATATATTTGTACAGGTGTTACCCATTTCATGAATAAGTCAGCACTTGTACCACTCTGAAGCCAGTAATCAGTATATCCACCTGGTGTTGCAATAGCATTATCGTCTGCGATTTTTTCAACGGCATAGGTTGGGGTAGTACTATTTGATTTGTAAGGTCTAAAACCAGTGCTACTATTATTCCAATCTCCAGTAGATGAAGCGATTTGAACACCTAGATCCTTCCAGCTGAAAGGTACTCCAGTAGTTTTGGTAAACTTTCCATTTCGTATTTGAAATGCTTCTGACTTAGACACATCGACCCCAGATGAATCTACAAATGCATCTGCATACAAATTATGCCGAACAGATGCTCCTTGATTCGTACTTTCCAAAGTCCGATAAGCATTACGCAAAATATTAGTTGCGGCTACGACGTCTACTAACGGTTTGGTGCTGCTACGATCGTTACCTCCTCCTTCATTACCTGGCATCTCGACTAGCATGCTATCGTCATACCAAGTAAATCCTAAAGATTTTAAACTGCCTGTAGCTGGAATGTTAGCTCGTATTTGGAGGTTTGTACCTTTTAGTGAAGAGGTATCGAGTAGCTTGTTTAAATCGATGTTGTTTACCCAAGTTGTTCCATCAAGAGTCAGGTCGAAGGTGACCGCGTCCGTATACTCCGCAGTCGTAATAATCTTCTTTGGAGAGCGGCCAACATTAACTGCTTTAGTCACGAGAGTAACAGCGTCAATAATTTCATAGAACTTAATCTCGTGCCAACCGGTATAAATCACCGGGTTTGCACTGCGATGACTGCGAAGCTTGGCCATGCGGTAATAGCGGTATGCAGTAGTATTGGTGAAGTTGTGTTCTGTTTCTGAATCAGTGTTTACATGAGATCCTGCGTAAATATCTGTCCAATTCGTATCATCGTGTGAACCTTGAAGAGTAAACGAGGCCAAACTGTACTGTCCACTGGAGATTCTACAAGGTTTGATTGCGAGCTTAGTAATAATTTTGGGGATGGAAAAGTCAATTTGCCACCAATGACCTTCTACTGGAGGAGTCACTCCATTTGAATAATAGTAATCTGTTAATACTCCGTTGATTCCCAACCATCCGGGATAACCAGACGTCTCACTAGAAGAGGATACATGATAAGGGGCGGGTTCAGTTGGACTGGACATGATGATGTTTGTATCGTGAAGCCCGGGTAAGACAGTTCCATTTATAATCCCAAAAGAAGACGATTTTTCGGTATCAATTCCTGAGGAATCGCTAAATACATCTACATACATGTTGTTTTGACGATAGGCGGATCTGTTATGTGTTTCCGCATCACGAAAGGTATTCATTAAAATATTGATTGGGGTCTGCAAATCAAAGGAGCTGCTTGAGGCTCCTCCGTTATTTCCCCCGCCACCCCCCGTACCAATCTTCCCCTGCATGTCATCCAGCCGAGCTTTCAGACTGGGAAAAGTTCTTCCATCCCGATCCCGGCGTGCAGCGACCACCTCGGCGTTCGGGTTAGAGGAGACATCGCTTTGCAACTTTAGAATGGCTTGGTCTTGCTGTGCGTTTTTTTGTTCGACTTGCGAAAGACGGAGATCTTGCGTCTGATTTTTCGCTTCTGCCGCACTGACCGTTGACGATAACGTATTCAGCCCCGTTTGAAAGGTAGAAACATCACTTTTTACGACATCAAGCTGACGATCCTGTTCATCGTTTTTGTCTTTTAGCTCACGGAATTTATCCTTTAAGCTCGGTTTATCTTCTCTGGCATCATCCAACTCCTGGAGATAGGAGTCAATTTCAGCGTGGGTACGCTTGCCCTTGTTGGCCAATTCGTTATGATCCTTGACGACCTCGGTGCCTGTTCGGGTGATTCTGACCGACATACGTTCAGCTCCTTTTCGATTTATTTGGTATAAACGGCGGACAAATTGAGACCGAAATGGACATGCGTCGTTTTATCAACGAGTGCTGGATCGGTTTCTCGGGAAATCCGCGTCCAGAAAACTTGTTCATTTCCTGCCGCAGTATCCGGCAGGGTGAAGGAATCGCCCCACGTGCCGGGCACACCGTTTTTGTCTGTGGCGACATCTACTAGCCGCTTGTACTGATCCGTACCTGCATAGGAGGTGAGAACGCCTTGGATACCTGTAAAAGTTCCATGATGCATCGTGTTTCGGGCGATCATTTTCACTTCTTTGTACTGGCCTTGGAGCATATGACCGAGAAATTCCTCCGTGTTGTCTTGCAGAGGGACCTCATTTCCTTCACCATCGATAAAAAAGAGGGTGGGGGAGGGGGAAAAGTCGTATTCATCTCCGCCCCACATTACCATCTGGTCGCTGGAGCTAATCGTTGTTTTTCCGTCAGCTTCCGCAATACGTAGGGAGCCAGTGAAAGGAATGGGATGCTGAGTCAAATCAAATTGAATGGATGTTTGGCTTGTCCGACACGTTTTGGAGTCGACAGTGGCTCCTGTGGAACCTAGCAGCTCCACGCGGGTGCCGGGGGAGAGGTTTGAAACTGTGAGAGTGGGGAGGGAGAAAACGCGGACGTGTTCAATGTCCAGATAGTCGTCTGTAGCGCTGCTGTTGAGAAACATACCGATTTTGGGGGCGAGGCGATTGAATTCTTCCGAACCGATGATGTGCCAGATGGCTCCGTCCTCGGACCAATAAGCGGTGTAGGTATTGTAGTCGCGTATTAACCGAAGCCAGGGGAAGGTTTTCGCAGTGCCTTGCGATGCATCGTAATATTCTTCTACGTGGAAAAAGTCATTGTGGTTTATGAAAACAGTTAATCCGCTTGTGCTTCCAGAAGCTTTCGGATTGTATGAATTTTTCATATCGAGGACGAATTGTTTCACGGGTGTCAGTGAATCTAAAAAGAGTTGAAGTGGCTCAGCTCCGCCTTTTAAACGGAGCGAGCCTGGTGCGTCAGTCAGCGACCACCTTGAAGAATCATTTGGTGTCATGTTCCACTTGGAATCGAGGGTTAGAGAATCGAAAGAATCCTCGAAGATGAACCCCGATTTACGCCGAGAAACTACACTCATAGAAGTACCTCCTTACGTAAATAGCCATATTCGTTTGCCAATCACACATGCCTCAGGGCGTTGTTTCCAGATCGCGAGCAAGCATTTGATCAGTGCTTCGATGCATTTGTCTCCGCTGCCGGGATCGCAGTAGGGGGTGACCAGGACCTTGTCGCAGATCCAGTTGGTTAGTTTGATGTAGTCTACTTCACAAGCATCCCAGACCTGTCCACTGCTTTGCGCGATGAATTTCCACTTATACGTATGCTTGCCTGCTTCGACAGGGTAGTAGTGATCATAGAAGCCGCCCTGTTGTGTGAAGGTGTCCATTAATACGTTGTCTATATAAAATTCGAGTTTGGAGTTGAAAGGTTCAGGAATCAGCTCCCATGTTTCTATAGCTTGGAAATCCCTCATTCGGAATGTTGTCTTGTATTCTTTGCCAGTGACGGCGCTAGTTGTGCCTTTTTGTTCGGTGATGAATTCAAAGCGATAGGAAGGGGAAGGGGTAGGCAGGAGAGAAGCGAGGCTAAAGGATTGCTTGCCTTCTTCCAGGAAGGTTTGTGAATGAATCAATGCTCCGTTTTGTCCATACACGTTCAAATGCATCTTGCTTCCGTTACAGCCACCCATCCAGATAGCGGTGTTCTCGGTGACCTTGAATCCGAGGACGGTACAGGATGACTTGTCGAGAGGCTTCACATCTTCCAATTGCACATGTGCGTCCGATAGGGAAACCATGTCGTCGCATTTCGTTAAAAATCGGTAATTGACTTTGTACCTTTTTGCTTCCGGGGTATTGTTGTTTAATGCAACTTCGATTAATTGCTCGTCATCACCATCGTATTCATCCTCGGAGATCAATTCGTCGGAATCCTCGTCATAGACTCTGACACGCAATCTCGTGTCTTTGCATAAACGAACAGGATCAGGACTTTCCCATACTTCTATGGCATCTAGCCAGCACCAGGAATCGGGAGGGATTACCCATTCTTTAGCAGGTGGGGTCGGGGGAGTTCCGGTATAAGGGGTTTCTTTTTTGGGGTAGTAATGTCCGGTGGAGTCGTGACAATAATCTTCCCATTTCTCTTTGAAATTTCCTTTAGACAGTTGAAAAGATCCGCCATTATTGTGTAATCCGCCCTTAGTTCCAGGTCCTTTTACAAGTGTATATCGGATGTGATAGGTTTTACCTGGTGGAATGATTAGCTGTATCGGATGCTCTCTCTCTGCTTTATTGTAGGAGCTTACACTGTTAAAGTAGGCTGGGTATGGTTTACCTATTGATTTTCCTGTGGATTTATCGATGACTTCCATTTTTACTTGTGTCGTGTCATAAAGATCCGTTCCTCCGTTAGAGCTTTGTGTGGCGGTGATTTCCAGATTGTTGATAGCAACATACTGCAAATCATAGTCTACGCTGTCGTGGTCTTCGTATTTATCGTAGATAATTAGATGCAAAAACCATTTTCCAAATGGTTTTTCTCCTTTGGCTTCCTCGGTAACCGGAGTAGATTTTGACCAATCTATGTTTTCATAATTTCGAGAGCTACCTTCATTTTTGGTCGTGTCCCATATTATCTCACCGTCATCTTTTAGACTAGAAGATAATCGCATCTCAAAGGATGCACGATGGCCCTCATATTCGTATGTGAGAGTTCTTCCACGCCGCCGGCTATATTTCCCCCTAAAGAGTGAAGCACATTGAAAGCGAAATGTCATAAAACCGCCGCCAGTGAAGGTGATAGTTTGTTTAATTTTTTGACCGGGTTGGATTGAATCTGTAAATAAAACGGGATATCCCTTTATCATCTTCAGATTTGAATCTAATTTCAATTCACTATAATCGAGAGTAGCTTTTAAAGGAGCGTTATTCGGTATGCCTGTTCCCCCAAAAACTTTAAGTTTCTCGGAATAGGTATAAGAGGCAAAACTAGGAGCAGTTACTTCCCGAGTGACAATCCCACCATTTTTTGATTGCTCATGTCCCTTATAAAACATTTTTCCTGTGATACTACTAGGTAATCCACTATCGTAAAGGGAATAATCGATGTCATGATTCTTAATCCCAGCCTTGTAACATTTTTGTCCCCCTTCCTCCGGGGTAAGTTCTTCAGAGCCGTCAGTACCTCCTGAACCACTGCCTCCAGCCCCTGAACCAGATCCTACCTCTACCTCGATTTCTTCCAAATCCTCGTAAACCCATTTCAAAGAATGCTTTCCAGCAGGGAGTGCAACTTCCCGATAAAGACCTACGGCTGCTTCGTGATTTTCGTTTCCTTCCCAAATCAGTTTGCCGTTATCATATAGCTTCAACGATTCATAACGACTGTACTTTCCTCCATATTCAAAGCGGACAAAGCCAGGGTTCTTCAATTCAATATCACGCAAATAAACGCGGTTTGTGGTTCCATCCTGATCTTTGACCATCAATACGCCATCATCAATATCGCCTGTGTTCGATTCAGGATGATAGAGCTGGTAAATGTCTACCCATTTCCAGTTATCCCGGACATCTATATCTCTGCTCCAACGTTCGTCACCTGAATTGAAATCCTCTGAAAAGATACGAACGTATTTGGTTCGATCCGGGTCAAAGTCTGTTACATCAATGGCAGGCTCCAGTAAAACCTTCTCAGTAAAATTCAGTGAAGCTCCTGGGTTCAGTTTCACTTGGTAATCTATCTCTGCCCGATTCTCAGCAGTGGTTGCCATCTTTTTACTCCGGTTGAATTCCCAATCATTGGAGCGATCTACGGAAATATAGCTTCCGAAGCGGCCGCGTATTTTTTCGGAATCATCATCGTAATCAAAGTCTGTGCTCTTTTCAGCTCGAAAAGGCTCTTCTGTATAGCTGTCTGTCACTCGAAAGGTAATCGTATGAGTGCCTTTGGTAAGAGGTATTTTTGCTGATTGAATCTCTGTGGTAGAGGCTGACACAAGCACTTGCTCCCCGTTAACCAGCACCTCCAGCAATTCAGAGGGACGAAAATCACAAGCATAATCAAATTCAAACCAGCCATCGTCAAAAAGAGTAACGGTGGTTGATGCATCTCCAATCCCTTGACGGATGGGGTCTTCCATTACCAATGCTTGCATATTGAAATCGGGATGAGACCACCTTTTCCAAACGTTTACGCCGGAAAAAGAGAAGTGTGCTGTATCTGCGTCCAAATCTGAGATAACTTGCGGATTGTAATGATCGACCGACAGCGGAGGGCAGATTATTTCAACTTCGCCCTTTACGTCGACTGTCGTCTTATCTCCTACGTGAACATTGTAAGTAATGTTGGCATCACCAGATTTGGTTTCAGAATAGTGTTCATAGGGATCTAGTGACCATGGAGGGCCGTGATGAGAAGAGGCGTGACTTCCATGCAGGCCGCTACCATGCATAGCGTTTTGCTGAAAAGTGTCATCAAAAAAGGTGTTAACATCGAATTGATAGGGTGGAGTCACTCTTCCCATTTTATGACTCCAAGAAAAAACACCGTCACATTCGTTGTCAAGTGAAATGGCGACTTCTCTCCCATTGATATCCTCGGTCACTTCACCGTTATAGTAAGTCGTCATGATGCTTTTACTTGATCTGGTCAGCCATTCCCATTTGGGATCGGCAAAAGCCTTATTCCCCAACGTATCCACATCCGGCGGCGTTTGCTCATCCAAGCTCTGCACCACCTCAACACACTCCACATCTTTAACATAAACGGCATTTTCCCCAAACCGGCGATCACTCATCCGACGCACAAACCAATCAAACTTGTACGTCTGCCCAGGCTTGACGTGAAACTTCGCTTCCTGCCAGCTGCTGTTCTGATTCCATTCCCCGCCAACCTGATTGTTGTTGATAAAAAACAGCAACCCATCGCCAGGAGCGGTGCTAGCCATGTACTTAAAACGAATAAAGCCTTGCTTTTTAAAGCGCCATTGAAAAGTCACTTTGCTGGAGTTGCCATGCTTGAGAGTGGCCACATCCAGCTTCATGATATTTTCGTTCCCCGCCATCTCATTGGTGCCGACAGAGTGAACCATTTTCCATTCCTGATCTTCCGTCGAGGAAACGTAACGGAACAAGCCGTGAAACTTATCCGACAGCGGGAGAGTCCGCATATCGAAGGTCGGGACTTCTTTATTGATGGCATCGTAATGATTGAGATAGTAGCCGCTAAAGTGATGATAGTAAGGAGCCGGACAAACAGGCAGCGAAACATCTTGATGGGTTCCATCCGGCTGCTCAGCGTTTTTCAGGATTTTGTAAATGCAATCTCGTACCATGAGCAGGGCGCGCTGGTAGTCGTTTTTTTGCGGATCGATTTGCTGGTTGACCCACCATTCCAGGCGACGATACATATTCCACAGCGCTTCACGGCAACGAACCTTGGCGTACCAATTTTTGTCCCGGACGAATTGCTCAATCATCTGATCGATCATGCTTTCGAGAGAGTCGAGATTGACCGTCTGCCAACGACCAATCTGACCCTTGCCGGGATCACCTAGTAGCGGATTCTGATATCCAGCGTAACGATCCTCTGCGCGAGGACGGTTGGGGCTGTCCGGATTGTCCGGATGATTCGGGTGGAATGCGCCCTCTACCAATGAGGAGCGTATTTTTCCGAATGTGACGTTGCCCACTGATTTAGAAAAAATGCCAAACGTATGACCCAAAATGATCACCTCTAATCGGTAAAATCGTATTGCAGGTTATGATCTACCCAGACACGGATGCGGTTGCCTGTAACCCAAACACGAAGCGTATACCATTTCTCTTTTTCCCAAGCAAACGGGTTCATCGGGGTAGAGTACATAGTTGATCTGCCATTCTCTACTTTAAAAAGCTGCATGGGTCGCGGCATACCGCTTGCGCTTCCGTCACTGACGACGAACATCCAATAGTTCTGGTCGTTATGATATTTGAACACGATACCAGCGCTGTCTCCATCTGTGGGCTCATCGACTTTGAAATCGACCTCAAACTGATAGTCTGAATAGGTAAAGTCGTTTCGAATGTAGCCGCTCATGCCACTGGAGCCTTTTGGATGGGTAAAAGTGCCTTGGTCGCGATTATGCTCCCATGTGCCAGAACCAAAACGAGTCCAGTTGTCTTGTCCCAGTGCGAGTGCATTCATATCCGTCGTCCATGGATAGTACGCATTGAATGGATCGTGAGGATCGTAAGCTTCTGGAACGGAAAAGCCACCTGACCAATGCTCTGGATCGTGTTCAGCTTCGAGTACATCGTTGGAGTAGTCGTAGACCAAACTTTGTCCTATTTCTTCTATACGATCTGCCCACGCACTCTTGTAGTCGCGAACGGAAAGTAATGGCTGCTCGATATGACCTTTTCCTCGATCCAATTGGCCAGCCAAGTATTCCAGGATGACAGCATCTGCGAGTTCTTTTTTACCCATGATTTGGGTGAGAAGCGAGGTAGCACGCTCTTGGTTGTTGGCTACCCAATCCGCGTTGATAACAGCTTGATCTGGTTGCTTGTAACTGAGGATGGATTCGATCAAATGAGCTGCTGCTTCCGGCTGATAAGCAATTAGTTGCTCATGCAATACCGTTTGTTCCAGCGCGAGCTTGGCATACTTTTGCCACTCATCGTCTTGCAGTTCCCCATCACGCGCACTTTTTTCTGCCACATCGAATAAATCGACGAGGCAACTAGCTCGTTCATGCGGGGAGGTAGCGAAGAGATAGCCGCTGCACAATTCCGTGATTCTACTGCGCAGCAGTGCGGTGACTGGCAATTCGTCAAGATCGCTGGCGTGAGCGGATTTACGAGCGGTATGCTCGTCGAATAAAAAGGACGGATCGGGTTCCATGTAACCAAAAGGATGCTCAATTTGCAGCTCGACTGGACGGAATACATCTTCGCCAACGAGTGCTTCGGCAATAGTTGCAGGAGCTGCCTCCATTTGGCTGGTGATTTCCACCTCTTCCACCGTGGAAGAGAGCAATCCTTCCCGTTTTCCTGCAACCCCGTCCTCCTCCAAATGCGAGAGAACTTCATTCGGGCGGATGGACTCCCATGTCTCAAAGGAAAGAATGCCAGCCCTGTCTTGCAATGTTTTACTGAAAATGACCTCAGATTCGATCAATGCCTGAACCCGCGTCCGCACACCCTCCAAAAATTCCTCATCCACGAAAGCATCGAAAGTCTTGTTGGTCAGCGCCCATTCCATGAGTGCTTCCAAAATACTCTGACCATCTGTCAGGCGCGAGGCAAAAATCATGTCGTCCATCAGGTGGGAAGGAAATTCTTTAGAGGCGAGGATATCCTCTAAAAGATGAGCGGGCAGTAACCGTAAGATGGTCGCGAAGACCATATCTTCAGCCAGGAGACTTGGTCGCATATTTTCCAAGAGGGCGAAAATGTCATCCTCATCCTGATAAAAAGATGGCTTAGGTGCTTTGCCCCCACTAAGATCGATGGCGCGTTCCTTTTCCCAGAGATGAGTAGCACGCATGAGCTGGCGATCTGCGCGAACGTCATCCGTCACAATTGAAGCAGGGCGAGAAAGGTGTTTCTTTCCGAGCTGAAAAGGCTGAGGAATCCAGAGCTGAGTTACTTTTTCGCGCAGAGAATCAGAGAGGGGATTTGGGATAAACAGATGGTGGCTGTTTTGTCGAGAGGCTTGTTCGAGATAAGTCAAGAGTGAAGCATCTGTTTGAATCGTTCGGGTTCCAGAAAGCTGTGACAGGAGAATAGCGAGTTCCGAAACCACGTCTCGATTACCGATTGTATATTCCGTCATGAGTGTGCCTGGCGATTGATAGGGACGAGCAGCGTGGAGTCGAGAGCGATTAATAAACAAGTCATTATGGTACGGACGGAAGCCTGTTGGTGAATAGGAATCTAGAGTGAGAAGACGAGTGAAATCTCGATAGCCCCAGTCGCGATTCTGTAAAATGGAGCCACCTTGGCTCATGGTTCGAAAACCTGTAGAAGTGCGATGGATAGCTAAGTCTTGCGTAGCGATCCTGCTTGCACGGTGAAGGAAGTGCAGCAAGGCGTCATACTGACGGGCTTTGAGGTAAGCCCAGTCCATGTCGCGAAGCACCTTCGTCGGCTTTGTTTTAATCCGGTGGAAGGCTTGCACGAAGTGTCGGGTCATCTCGAAGGTAAAATGACGCTCGCCAATAGAATGGGACCAATCCGTAAACATGGCATGTCTGTTATTGCGGCTGGAAAGAGGTAGACTGCTATCAATAGATAGGTGGTGAGCGATCGATCTGGTCGCGTATTCTCTTTCCATCTGCACAAAGAGCAAGGCCCAAAACTTTCGCTCAGCCAAGCTTCTTTCATTGTTTACGAATAAATCTAAGGTAGAAAAACGCTCTCCCGTGAACCATTCGTTCATCTTTTTTCCGGCGAATCGCTCAGTCCGTGTTGCGCTAGGTTTCTCTTTCCCAACGGTAGCTTCTGTAGAAATAGAACGGCTTGCCGATGCTGGTGGCAAATCAATATGCAGTTCATCCTTATGCACACGCACAGACATTTGAGCAGGGTTGAGCTTAGCCATTCCTGCTGCTTTGATCCGATCTGATAAATGTACGCGACGTATGACTTGTAATGGCTGCTTGATAATCCGGTCAGCATCCAAGGGTTCGTCCTGAAGCATACCTTCCTTAAGAGGAGAGCGCTCGGATACCACGATTAGCTCCATAGGATTTGCCATGCTGGTATCATTCCGGATCATATCCTGCAAAGAGTCTTGAAAATCAGCGGAAAATGATTTCCGATTCGCGAGCAAATAATCCAGCATGACCATACTGGCACTTTGTCCGTAGGGAATATAGACGAAGGAATACTTACGGGAGGGCGAAGTCGTGAAAGTTACTTTTCCTATATAGTTGCGAATAGAAGCGGAGTGATCTGCAAGTCTGAATTGATAGGCTGCTAGTGAAGAAATCCCGGTCAAATGGTTCACCTCCCAAAAAGAAGGGGGAAGACCAGATATGTATTCTAGTTTCCCCCTTATGCTAGCTATACGGTTTTAGAGGGACTTCTTTTAGTAGCGAACTTCCTTCAGGAATGCGACCCCCATTTTTACGTTGGCGGAGTAGTTCATGAAATTCTGCTCGGTATTGTGGTCGAAATAGCGGTAAACTTCCTGTTTGTGTTTCTTGGTCGTGTCGCTTGGATCGACATCAATGATCAATTCATCCAAGTGGAGGATATTATTTTTCGATACAGCAATGCATGCATCCAAGCTGCCGCGGTATCCATCGTAGCCATGCACGACATAAATCGGGCTCAAATGGTAACGGCGTGTCCAAGCAGATGCGTTAAAGCCTTGTGGCTCCAGCAGCAATCCAGTATCGCCTAGAGGACCATCCTTATATGCCTTGCCCGGCTGTGGAGCTTGGGTAATGAAGGCAGGGTAGTGCTTTTGGAAGCGAATGCCCGATTTTGTCGCCAGCATTTGCAAGGTGTTGTTGCCAAAAGAGGTGTATTGACCATAATCGTGTGGGGCGATAGGAGCAGCAGGTTCAGCAGCGATAGCTCCTGCTGTCAGCATGATGTTTCCAACTACATCATCCATGTTGTACTTGAATGGCTTAAGTGCGCCTACGTACAAGAAGCTCTTGCGATAATCTTCAAAGTGAACAGCTGGATCGCCAACGGCAACAAGAGAAAGGCGATTATTCATCACATTCATGTACAGGTAGACAGGTTTATCAATCGTACGATCTGTCGGTTTGCCATTCACGACGAATTTCTCGTCAGCCCATTCGAAATTGACTGGATGTCCTTCTGTTGCGAAGGTTTTAGCTGTCGGGTTGAATCCTTCCAATACTTGTGCCGTCAAGGAGCTATGTTCCTTCGGGTTGGTGAAGCCTGGATTAACGAATTTGACATAAAACTCTTTGGTCACGTTGTTGATGTTAGAGATGCCCTTCAAGACAAGCTCGGAGGTTTTGCCAGAAGCGGAATCTTTTTTGGTGAGATCGGTCATGACTGTCCAGGTCGATTTCTCCTGTGTTTCACCAGCAGTTGCATTATGCTGATAGTTGGTAAGTTGCTCAATTTCAGATTTAATCGTATCTAAGAGCTCTTTAGAAGTGGTGATTTTTTCAATGTATTTAAAATTGGCCATGTGAAATTCCTCCTTTAATATACTTCTTTTAAGATGGCGATCGTGCAGTCAGTAGGGTTTGGGGAGTACTTGAAGAAGTTGACAGGGGTATTGATTCGGAAGAACTTGTAAACCTCTGTCCATGTTCCGGCAGCGGGGTCCTTCGGATCTTTCGGTTCCTCTGTATCTACGACGAGCTCGTCCTTGTTGATCAGATTATGGTCCTCGATTGCTACGACACTGTCGAGGTAGCCCCGATAGCCTTCGAACTGGTGTACCAGATAGATCGGCGACGCATGATATTTCTTCGTCCATTTCGAGCTTTGGAAGCCGTTTGCTTCGAGTACCATTTTGGACAGCTCTGGAGGGAGCGTGCCCACTCCATCATATTTGGGGAGCTGGGTAATGAAGGCAGGGTAGTACGCTTGGAAGTAAACGGAGCTACGGGTTTGCAGCATGGAGAAGGAGTACATGCCGTTGGAGGTATAGCGTCCCCAGCCCGAGTAATTAGGATTGGTGTCCTGTTTGATGTCGGCAGGAAGGAAGCCTGATTTTTCCTTTGTCAAATCACCCATGCCGACAGTAATTCCAAAATTGCCTTTATGGTCATAGTCAGCAAAAGGAATGGTTTTCCCGATATAAGCAAAGCTGCTGTAGTAGGCATCCATATCAGGCGAAGGGTCGCCCTCAATCACGATTGCTACGCGGTCATTGCTGATAGAAAGGTTGTATTCTACCCAATAGTCGGGGCGACGCTTCTTGTTCGGTACCCAGGAAACGACGGAGTCCGCACCATAGAAAAAGTGGGAGGAAGGGCTTTTGATTTCGACCTTGTTATCATAATCAAGTACCCAAGCTTCGTGGGGTGGGGTGTATTTATCGGTTTCATCGGGATTGTTCCATTTGTTGTATTGCAGCTCCGCTTGTTTTTGGTCGAGGATGACCGGGGCTTTGCCGGGGATGACGGTGCTTTTATCGCAGGCTAGCAGGTAGGTATCTGCAGATTTTCCTACGGGATTTTTACCAGTGAAGCCTTTGCCGTAGGACAGATCCAAGTAGTTGTACTGATTGATAGGGTGTTTCAACATGACGAAGTAGTCGTTAGGCGTTTGGCCTGAAGGTACGTCAGGAACAGCTTTTAGGACGACAGTTCGGTCGTAGTGATGGACGGGATTTGCAACGTATTTGACCATTCCGAATTTGTAAGGAGTAGGACGGACATAGGTCCATTCCCAAGAATAGTAATATACCGACCATTGTCCTTTTGACAGAAGATCGTTCCAGTCAGAGGGCATTTGTGTGATGAGCTTGTACTCGTCCCACTCTGTTCCAGGAGTAAAGGTTACCCCATCCAGTTCATACTTACCTTGTTGTAAAACATAGCATTTCTTACCGACAACGTTGGCAGGGTCGGTATCATCGACATTAACCACCAGTAGACCAGGAACAGAAAGGGTAATATCGTTGCTTTCATCATCTTTATAGACAAACTCTTTTACCTGAATTTTTTTACTAGACTTTACATTTTCTGCATTGATTGTTTCAAAGATATAGCCATTTGCATCAACAAGCAAAGTCCCTCCATTACCTCGCAAATCTCTCAAATCAGGCAACACATAAACCTGATAAGTCTTCCCATCCGTATGCTTGTACGTCCCTTGCGTATTCGCAACAGTCGTCTTCGTATACGAAACCCACTTATCTTCATTGACCTCAAACACCTTTTCCCAGCGGTTCGTGGTATCCGGGATTTTGGCGTTGACGATTTCATCAGCCAGCTTGTTGATGAGCAAATCGGCTGTGACCTCGCCCTCGATCCAAGCTACTTGTTTACTAGGCATCCATACGCCTCCTTTACAGTTTCTTGCGTAAAAATTTCACATTGTACCAAACTTTCTTTTCCGTACCTGAAATGTTGTGGAAGTCAAAGCGGACCTGCGCATTTGGCTTCAACGGATAGACGATCCCAAAGCTGTTTCCCATCGAGACGGACTCCGGGAGCTCTTTGGTATAAATCGTTTCACAGACCTTCACGCCGTCCAGACTCAGCTCCCAGTAATCGCCGACGCAGTAATTATTGGTAGCAAACGCCACGGATAAAAATTCTGTCGGATAGGGAAGGGCATAGGTATCGGAAAAGACTTGCTTGGAGGCGGTCACATCAAGCATGCGTCCGCGAATGAAGGGCTCAGTAAATTTGGAAAAGTGCGGGTAGGGGAGCTCTCGTACCTTGTCGATTACGCCCCCGCCCGAATAAACAACGGAGAAGCCCACTTGTACTCACCTCTCTTTCTCTATACGAAGGACATCGGTGCCAGTTAAGAGGCCCCTCGTATCATAGAGTAGACGGATCAGGTAAGATCCTACCGTTTTTCCGTCAGGTGCATATCCCGCAGTGGTAACTGAGGTCAAGCGCCAAAGAGAATAGTACTCCCAGTCTGGATGGAGCTGATCGACTTCAAGGGGGAAGGTGGTAGTATCTGTAGAGCCAAACGTGAGGGAAATGTCCAGCATGTAGCCAGACTCGTAGAATAGCTTGGCACCCGTGACCTTTTCGGGATCGAGGGGATGCTCCCGGATCAATCGAACAGAGGGCTCCTCTGCGAACGGGTCTGCCGTGACTGTCGTGGTACGGTGCACTTCATCACGGATCAGATCGAGGATGGGGTAAATCAAATAATCATTGGCAATCCCGGCCATTACACCATCGCCCCCTCGTTGTTGCTCCAAAATAAATCGAGGATTTGCATATAGCCGTTCTGCGCGTCAAACATCGTGCGAATTCCTTTGATGGTATACGCTTCGCGGGTGGTTGTATTGGAGTCGATAATGTAAATGCGATCGAGAACATCCAAGGCAGGGTTGCCGGGGATGGAAATTTGCAGCGTACGGCACAAGCGTTTTATATCAAAAAAGGATCGCCGCGCGGCCAGTCGCTTCAATTCGTCTGTCTTTGCAGAAGGAACGTGCCTCACGCCTGTACGGACCTCGCCTTTTAGCTCCATCAAAATCTCCGTGTCTACGAAATGACCAGCCTTATTTTCTTCATCCAAAATGACAAGATGGCTTCTGCCACGGGAAAAATCGATCGTCTTATGAATCGTGATCAAATTGTCGTGCTCCGTAAAAGTAGCAACAATCGGCCGATTCATATCAATCTCTTCCAAGCGATACGTACCATAACGGTCACAATAGGAACGGAAATCTGTATCTTTCATGATTTCCGCGATGGCTTCTCCGACTTTGTATTGATACGATTTGAATTTGCGTCCGGGTGGCTCAATAAAAGGATTTTTCCAACCTTTTGGGGTCAAAATGGATTCGGCATCGACTTCCACGAATTCTCCTTCTTTATCAGGCACAGCCTTGAAAACCTTGCCTGTCGCCTGCGTCACGTGGCTGTAGCTTGTTTCTTGTACAATGGCATAGGGGTAGTAAATGTCTTGCGGATTGCTGCGCCAGCCATACATTCCTGCATGGGCGATCAAGTCTTGTACGATGGCGGATTTGAGGTAGGCGGCTTTGGCAGTTGGTTCGGTTGGGACAGGTGCGTTACCCTCCCACTCAGGGATCGAATCAAACTCCGTGCTGGAACGGAACTTTTGATAGATTTGCCACACGCTGTTATACCAATTCGTATCGCTCGCCCATTGGAAAGCCCCCTTGTCTCCTCCTTGCCAAAAATATTTGACGTCGTCGACTGATTGGAAGCGCCAGCCTTTGCTCGCCATGGCCTCCCGATAGCGAACGGCACCACGATAGAGCTGCCGTTCAATCCCTTGGTATTGCGGGTCGCATTTTTCACCGGTATAGCATCCATACCCGAGAATGAAGTCCCCTGGAGGAAGACCTTTCCCCAGCGTCCCCATTTTTGTCTCATGCTCGGCAATGGCAAGCAAAAATTTATAATCGAGCTCGGGACCTTGCTGCTTGGACTGCTTTTTGGCCATCGAGATGATTTTGTCCCGGCGAGACATCGAGGAAAAAACGTTGGTATCATGTGCGGCAGAATGTCCGACGTCTGGGGGATACTGCTTGTCTTCGGTAATGACCTTGTTCAAAATCTTCTTGTACATATCACGGCAGTAAAGGGTCATGGTCGATTCCTCGCCATTCATATCGAGCTTGTCGATCAGCCCAGTAAATACGCGCATCAAATTCAGACCATAGCCCATGTAAATCCGGACAGGAGTATTTTCAGAGAGAACACCAACATGAAATCCATTCACAAAATAAGACCAAGGGGTTTCCTTGTAGGTTTCGGGAAAGTAAAACGGATTATAGTCCGGGCTGTAGTAGCCGCCCGGGTTTGAAATCGTGATCCGTGCCTCGCATGAATCCATTTCAAACTGGTCGTCCATTTCGATGTGGTTAATATTGTCGAGGGTAAGAGTGTCCATATAGACGAACTTTCCGACCTGGAGCGATACTTTTCGCGGCTGACCAGGCATGAAGGTGCTCGTAATTTCCCGTTCCTCAAAAAACTCCTGCTGCACAGTGGGATCGACTTTTTCTTTGTTCCCGTACAGATCGGGGCGCCCTTGCAATTCCTTAATCTGAATGTACTGGAGGGAAAAACAATTGACTTGCTTTCCATTCCAAAACAGCTCGATACGGATTTCCATTTCGCCATTGGGAAAGGGGATATCACGAATCTCTACGTTTTCAGTCCCGGTGAATTTGTTGACCTTGATTTGCATTTTTCCATTGAAAAAAACGCGCAGCTCGCCAGCACCTTCACCGAAGTTGGTGGAGAAACCCATGCTAAAAATTCCGGGGTGAACGGAGGTCAGCTTGAGATTCATGCCTGTTGTAACGGTCGGGGAAGGGAAGACGGTCTTGTACCCTTTGGGATCAAAGGTAAAGGTGAGGTTGCTATGCTCCGTCGAGCTTCTCTCGATCATGGATAGCTTTTTGGTCAGCTCGTCTACTTTGTAGACAGATTTTGTGTGCCACGTATTATTGGTAAACCGTTCGTCAAAAAGAGTTGCTCCTGGTGTTCCAACATAGGTGGCATCGGTAGTGACTCCTGCGCCGTTATTGGAAGAGGCAGCGAACAGATGCTTCGAGCCATTCATATAAGGAAACGGATCGATGACGGCTTGTCCGTTCCAGACCTCAAAGTGCAGATGAGCTCCTCTTCCTTTGGAGCGGGGGGAATTGGGATCGTCATAGGTGCCCATTGTCTTAACCCCGGCAGAGCGGACATCGCCTGTATTGCCACTTTTTCCGATTGTGGTGCCCTGCGTGACATAATCCCCTGTTTTGACGTGGATTTCGCTCATATGGGCGTAGCGTGTCCAGATGCCATCCGCATGTTGAATTTCTACGCGATAGCCGTAGCTCGTATATTTTTCAGACACGCTCACTTTTTTTACCTTGCCAGCCCATGTAGCTTTGATAGGTGTATCGACCGGACAAGCGATATCAATCCCTTGGTGGTTACGATTGTCGCCCATATAGGCGGTAATATCTCGGATGCTTTTGCCCTCAACGGGAAAGACAAAAGGAATCTTAGAGAGATCAGTTCCTCCCTCTCCTGAACCATCCTGAATGATGGTGCGGGTCAATGTTTTCTCTTCCCGCGGATCACTCATAATGAAATCGAGCTCTTCGGTACGGCCCGGCACGAAGATGAGTCGATCTATCTCGACGCGACACGCGGGCTTCGATAATTCTCCCAGTTTGAGTCTTGCGGAGAGAATTCTGCGCAGTTCATTGGACATCGTTTGCATGAAAACACCTCCTATTTAAACCGTTCCAGGGACCATTTTCGAAAGCGATTCAAAAAAGAGACGGCCTGTGCCCGGGTGAGCAGCGAGTAAGGCATGAACCATTTTTCTTTCTCTTCCGCGTTGGATGACGATACCTCGTACATATGATTGACGACAGCGGCTCCATCGACGAAATTGTTGATCGCAATTCCTTCGATCAAGTAATCTCCGTTGCCAAACCGCTCGTCTTCCATAGAGAGGACGGATGGTGCCCACCATGAAGGCTTGCTGCCCGCCATCCCACCGTTTAGCGCAATTTTTTCCCCGGTGTTGCTGTTGTACATATATTTTTCGCGCCCGACATCTTCAAAACGGGTGCTCGTCTCTTTGACATACAAGAAATGCACGTTTTTACCTGCCTCAAGCGGCATGTTAAACAGTACCGTATGATCATCAAATTCTTGATAGTCCGAGCTTTTCACCGTATTTCCATCCACTTTGACGGCAAGCAGCTTTTTGCCCGCTGGATAGGTACCGTTCAGACGAAAAACACGTTGCCCCTCGTATGCCGAGTGGGATTCATCCAGCCGCTGTGTGGGAGGCTGTGAATCCGTAAAGCGTTGGTAAAAGGAGCGCCGAAGCCGGTCAATGAGCAGAAAAGCCTCTGCCCGATTGATGTAGGCGTTGGGAAAGAAGCGGTCATTTCTCCAAACGCCAGAGCTTTTCACTGAAAAATATCCGCCTCGCATAAACAGAGCACCGTTTTCGTAGCTGTTGTAGATGAAGCGCACCTGTACGCCGTTTAGATTGTAAGGAAGGTAAATCGTGGCTCCAGGAGCAGGACTGACCATGTAGACGTCTTGCTTGAGTCCGATATATTTTTTGGCGAGGTCTTGGGCAGGTGTCGATTTCCATTCTTCTTCCGGCACATCGATTCGCTTCAAGGAGCGTCCATATGCGTACAAATACTCATTGAATTGGCGGCTAAACGGATTGTAGAAATACGTGTCTCCATTATCAAGGCGTTTGTTCGGGTAAGCGAAGGAAGAGGAATTGGGGGAAATCGGTTTGCCAAAACGGTCCAAGGCAGGCTTGCCGAAGCTGGAAAACGCAACAACCGAGTTGGCAGATGGTGCGTAATACAGCTCGACGTCCGTTTTGTTCGGGTCTGTTTGATTCGGCCGAATTTCTTTGAAAAGGGTTTGCGTGCCATCAATATAGACAAAGACGGGGTTATCTGCACTCGGTGTCAATTTGGCTGCGAGCGTAAATACTTTTTGTCCGATGGAGCCCTTTTGTTCCTCATACAAGTAAGGAGCATTGCTTTCAAAGGAGCCATAAGCAATTCCTTGAATGAACGGTTCTCCGTCAGCCATCAAATAATTGCTGGCCTCCATTACTTCATTAAAAAACCAGTCTTTTTCATTCACATCAGCCCAGCTGATCATTTTCATCACCTCCTATATAGAGTAGACAGAAACCCGGAACAGCCTTAGCTATTCACGAATCATCCGTTCTACGAGCCGCCTTGTCCGATTCAAAAAAGCAATAAATTCGGCGCGTGTCACAAAATCGTTGGGGCGGAAGTAAATGACGGGCTTTCCGTCACGGGTAATGACTGTGATCAGCCCAAGATCGGCCATTTCCTCGATGTTTTTCTGCGCCCAATGCCCCTCGATATCTTGAAACTGGAACCGTGATTCGCGCTCGATCGAGTCTTTTTTGATGAGGATTAGATCGACAGTTACGCTGTAGCGCCGTCCTGCCTCAAGCACATGGGGGGTGATGGATTCTGCGCTTCCGAGGAAAATGCTTCCCTTTTCATCGTAAAACTTGTGGGTCCAGCCTGCGTAGCTCAAGTAATGGTTGTACGATTCCTTGTCTGGAAAAAGTAAGGTCAATGAACACTGGTAGCTGCTAAAGCCGGAGTGGTGGATGTGCGAGGGAGCGTTGATGATTTTGATTTCGCGCAAGGAAGGCTGGGGACTTGGCGGAGCATATGGCTCGATGAGTCGGGCGTTTACTTCGATAAACTCAAAGCCTGTATCGACGAACAGCTTTTTTTTGTAGCGCTGATTAGCAGTGCCAAAGGCGTATTGTTGGGTCATCGTTGTACCTCCTTACAATCTCGTGTAGCTCGTGGCGATGCCGGAGCGGACTTGTTGGCTCAATTCGGTAGAAAGGCTTGCTTGTGTACTGCGAACGGCTTCGCTGACGGTCGAGCCGATGCGTTGGAGGTCAGCTTCTGTTCCACTCATTTTGTCGATGGTAATGTTCACGTTGCTGCCGCCGCCATAGGTAAGGTCGTAGGTGTTATGTGTTGCATTTGCGGTTTGCATACCCCAGTAGGTAAGCGGCTGCAAGCCGTCGGGCATGTTGAAGGTTCCTTTGGTGGGCTGCTTGGACATATGCAGGGATACGAGATTGTCGTACTTGGCTTTTTCGAGACCTTTTTTAAAGCTTTCGATGTTTTTCTTGTGTGTTTCGTTATTTTGGTTCTCTGCCAAAAGACGATCCATTTCAGAACTCGTCGCATCAAAAGTCTCATTGATACTGCGTAAATATTCGTCATCTAGCTTCTTTACTACTTCAGAATTTGCGCTGTGACCAGCTAAGATTGCTTTGTTCCTGTCAATGGAGTGTTGAAGTTCTATACCTTCCAGATCAGAGCTTAACTTGTCCTTCGCGGATTCAATTTTGGTGCTGGCTGTATGGTTGGTTTTATCGAGGTTATTTTTGGCGATAGAAGCATCTAAATTAGCGATTACTGATTCTACTATCCCAGAGGCATCTGTACCCTTAGGGATTTTCGCTAATACCGTTTTAAAATAGGCTAAGTGTTCATTCTGTTTCGTATTAATACCACTGTAGTAGTCATCATAAGCTTTCAGCATTTCTGGAGAATCTTCGGATTTACCTTGTTCTAGAAGAGTTGCCTGCGTTTTCTCTAATTTGGCTTTTAACTCGCCTTCCGCTAAAGAGAGTTTTTCCAGGTGATACCCAACGACTTCTTTGCCATGTTCGAGTGTCTTGACTTCATCCCATGAAGGTAGTGGAGTATCGTCCAGTTTGTATCCATCTCCATCAACATCAATAAGTTTAGAGTGCTTTTCTTTCTCGTTATTCTTTTTAATCTCGGATTTGACATTTTCAAGCGTGAGTTGAGCTTCCTTGTCTCCTAGCTGAAAGCTATTCTCCAACTGTTGTTTGAGTTCAGGACCATCATATTTGTAAGCAGCTTCTAAAGCGTTATAGTAATCGCCCCATGAAGGAGCAGTGCCACCCATGAAGTTGATCAGACCATCTGTAATACCAGAAGCAGCGGTACCGGCAAAAAATAAATGCTTTAAACCTGGAGGCATTTTATCAAAATTATTGATGTCAGCCACTAGACCTTTTTGATTTTCTAAGGCTCTGCTTTGTCTCTGGGTATCGGACATAAACATAGGCTGCAACCAATCTTTGTTAAGACTGTCCAGTAGAGTAAGTGCCGTAACACCGATGGCTATGCCAGGGATACCTTTACCTAACTTTACGATGTTTTTTAATCCTTTTCGCCAGCCTGGTACACCCTTAGCTGCATCATCGACAGCCGTTGAAGCAGCTTTGCTGGCTTTGGATGGAGCTTTCGGAGTGGAGTCTGACTCATCCGTATCGCTCGCCTTTTCGGCAGATTTCAATCTATATTTAAATTTGGATTTAGGTTTAGATGCAGAATCGGATTCAGATTCAGATTCTTTCTCATCCTCCTTCTTTTTGCCTTTGAAGTACTTTTCCCGTATCTTCGTCTTGAAATCACCCGAGAACTCCTCAAAAAGAAGAGCAGCGACAGGGGCGAGTCTGCTAGCGGTAGAGGATGAACTGCTTGCGGCTGCAGCCGCGGGAGCAGCCTGAGGACCCGTTGCGGCATTCGGAGGTTTGGGTACAGCCGTGGACAGTGCTTCTGTCAATTCCTTCAAGGCTTCCCGTGTTTTCTGGAGTTGTTCCTCCTGCTGTTTTAAATCGCTTGTCATGTCCGTGATCTGCTGGTCGGTCGTGACAGACGTATCAGCAAGGGCACGCAGCTTCTCATCCAGCGAAGAGACGGAAGGAATTAAAGAGGTAATCGTACTCTGCAATCCACCGAATGCGCGCTGTACCAAAAGGATTCGGCTGGTGAGCAAATGTGCCTGACGCTCTACATCGCGCATCTTCCGTCTGAGCAAATCCAACTGTTCAAGCAGCTTTTTCTCTTCCGCAATCAATGCCTTTAACAATCGATCATTGTACGGATACAGCTCTTGTACCCTTTTCTGTTCCAACCTGTTGCGAATCAATCGAGTGCGGCTAGCCTGATAGGAGGACAGATTTTGCAATTGCCACGACTGGATTTCCATCGCTTCTTGTGTAAAGGGAGAAGAGGATTGACCAAGCATTGTGGTAACGCGTTCTTGTCTTCGCTGCTCACTTCCTTCATGAAGATTGCGCCGGGCTTTGACGTAGGCAGCTTTTCCTCCGTATTGATCCGTAGCATTTTTAAACAGACGAACAGCAAGCGTTAATTGGCTCTGGCTTTCTCGCATGCGCTGAAGTAGGTGGACCAAAAGAGTAGGAAAGCTCCCTGGCTGATTTTTAAACAGATCAAATGCTTCAAGGGATGCTGACTGCCAAATGGTTTGCATCTGGTTTTGGGGAGCAAGAGGGTCATCTGGTAACAGAGCTGCTTTCTCCCGAATATCGGCTACAGTTGCATGCGGGTCATTGGATTTGCGAGAAGACGTATAGTAGGCTCTGGTTACGTCTTCAAGGCTGACGGCATGTGTTAGCGCGATATCCCGCAGGTCTTGTTTGACTCCTGTTCGCAAGTATTCGCGCAAACCAAGTGCTTCTTCTTCCACTTGTTTTTGATCCGTCGTTCGTCCTGAAACGCGTGCCTGCGCCAAATCCATCATGTTTGTATCTTTGAACAAAAAATTACGCTCTGCCCTCTTTAACAGGCGGTTCAAAGATTTCGCTGACTCCCAATTTTCGATATCCATCGAGTTGATAAGCGTGTGAAGGCCGCTGCTCATCATGTTTCGCAACACATCTACAGCAGCATCTTCCCATGCTTGTGGACGAAGGGTGTTTCTTGTGCCGTAGGACTTTTCTGTTCTTTTAACGGGAGCATCAGGAAAAGTAGCGAAGCGGAACGGGGAAATGGCTCCTGTACTTACGGATTGCCGGGAAGCAGGAGCAGCATGGGAAACAGGCTGAGACACGTACTTACGGGAAAAGCTGAGCGGCTTCGACTCAATGTCGCGAATAATCTGGCGCAATTCATACAGCTGCTGATGCATGGCTTGAAAAAATGGTGTAGCTTGCTGGGCTCGAAATGGGGATGCCGGCTGTTCTACAGAACTCCGTGCAGCACTCGTTATGGAGCGGAGGGCATCGGTCAAGCGTTGAGTTTCCATGAATATCACCTTCCTCAAAAGAAAAATCCCGTTCTGGTCTTAGAATAGACAGAAACGGGTTATAGACCACCTAACACTTTGCCAAGTACGGCAATATCGTCTTCGGAAATTTCCTGATAGTCTTGCGAGTTGGAGGCATGGGGAGAGTTGGCAGCAGAATTCGTTCCCTGTCTTCTCAAGAAAGGAAGTCCCATGCGCGTCTCTACCTCAAATTGAATATATTTGTTCACTCTCTTCATTAATTCTGCTACTTGGGGAAGGGTGTACTCCCAAATATCCCATTTCTTCAATCCACAGTCCTTATGGAGATGAAAAAATAGATCGCCCCAATCAAGTGGCTCACCAGATTCCATATCGCGAATGGTGGAACTGTCACCCTCGCCACTCTCTACTTTTTTAAGCCGTTTAGACCAATTAAAATGTTAATAAGCTTTTTGGCCGTCTCCAAATCACAATGTTCATCCAAGTACTCGCGAGTGACTGTAGGGTAGTTGCGGAAGCCCAGAAGCAGGATATCGAATAAATCTTCTTCTTTGTTTTCGAACGGGAGAAAATTGAGAATGATCGCATCGATATGGATGGTTCCCAGCTTTTTCATCAGGATTCGGGCATCTTTTAAGGTCACAGGCGGAATCCGGTAGGCTTTGCCGTCACGCAGCATGATTTCACTATCATCTTCAAAGAAAATAGCTTCTACCAGATCAGCATCCTGCTGTTTTTTGATACGTTCTACAGCTTCCTGGTTCATCATTTCTGCGTGTTTTTTTTCCAGATCTTCTTGGTGGTTTAGCATGGAAAAATCCCTCCTTGTACAATCCGAGAAATCATCAGTAAAATTTATCCACTTGCTGAATGTGATTTCGTTCGCTATGATTCGTTGTAAGTTATTCCCTTTTTAAAAGAGCAAGGCAAGAGCGAAGAGCATGATGCCCTCCACTCAGCCTGCTTAACCTCGAAAGATTTACACTTTTTTGGTCGATACGAAGCGTTTCACACTGCCTAGCTTGCCATCTGCTCGCTCTGGATCAATAACGGACAAGGAAATAGCGGAAGTGCTGGCTGTGGAACGTGCCGCATCGATCGAGAAGCTGCCTTTTGCCATGCAAGAGAACAGCTCTGTTTCAATGCCTGCATAGGTTCCGTCCTTTTGCAGGAAGGAGCCGTGATGGACGACATGAACAGGGAATGGTACTTCATCCATCAAAATATCGACTACGTCTACGGTTTCGATTCGCTGATAGTTGAAGGCCACATCTTCATTCACGAGGGCTGGAGAGAAGATGAGACGAGTTTTATTTTCACTGCCATCCTTGAAAGTATCCACCATGAATTCGTCAGCTTTTGGAGCAGCAGACGTGCTCAAGCTAACTTGTTTCAAAAGACGATTGCTATTTTTCAGACGAACAGCAAATCCGCCGCCATTGAAGAGGGTACCGCCAAAGTCAACTTCACAAACACCAGCGTCGCCTGTGGATGCAGAACGATCCAGACTACCAGCTGTGACTGCTTTTTGCTCACCCAGCACATACACATAGTCGCTCTTTTGTTCTTGCAGCTTGGAGCCCATCATGAGCTCAAGCGCAGCCAGATCAAATTTGGCATCCGTTGCGGTAATCTCAATGCTTTTTGATTTGACGAGAGTGTCAATGGCGAAGAGTCCATCGCCGCCAAAGATATCCTCCATTTCAACATTCATGTCAATTTTCAGGTCCTGCATATTACCAAGCGTAATGACTTCGACGCCATTTCCATCTTTGGAAGCGCGTTTGGCAAGAAATTGACCGACACCTTTGATAATCATTTTTTTAGACAATGAAAGTCACTCCTTCTAGATAGGGAATTTGGGTGTTGTTGCTGAATCGTGTGGAACGGGAATCGCGATCAGCTTGTCATAGGATAGACGGGGTTTTGAAATGTCTAACAAACTTGCAAAGTAAACTTCGTGATCAGCGTGAAACAGTACGCAGAGGAATGGCCCGTATCGGATTCCTGCTGCGAGACAACATACGTGTCCAAACCTTCTATTCCATTCATCGATAAGCTTTTACCGTCTAAGAGATGGAAAAGGCGGCTCGCGATTTGATGCGCCAGCTCGACATCATCAGGTGTGAGCACATCTAATCTGAAAAAGCTGGTGAGAAGGAGAGGATTGTCGGTGTCGCGCTTTCCGGAGGTTGCGTAGAAGGAAAGGAGAGGCTTCGACACCTCAGATAGCTGAGCGAGCTTTCTTTGCTTGATAAGCTGCCTGGATAAGGAGTCCTTGTCTTCTGGAGCAATTCCTAGTAATGCGAGTAACTGGCTATCCGTAGATAGTAATTCATAGAGATGATGATAGAGGTCGACAACCACGAATGATTCACCCCCTTTTGCTGAGAATTTTTGGAACAAAATAGGCTCCTTCTACGTTCATAGGTTAGACCGATGAGGAAGATGTCTCCCGTGGAATACATATTCAGTCATAAAAAAGCCAGGAGGTCAAAACATTGCGAAGTGAAATGATACAAATCATCATTCAACAGACCAAGGAAAAAGTTTCTGCGAAAACGCTTGAAGATCATGAAGCTGTTGTAGGGATTATGGCGATGGCCAAGAACTACACGCTGAATGAAGAAAGTGTGCGTACAATTATTCACGAGGTTTTTGATGGAGATAAGGAGCGAATGGCAAAGGCATTGACAGTAGCCAGCCATTTCATCGATGAAAGTATGATTCAAAAAATCATTTCAGATGTACAGTAAGCCCGCACAGCGGGTTTTTTCTTTTTGGAGGGAGAAACTCATTCGAAACGGTCTATTCTATCTCAAACGAAAAAAAGTGAGGGATAAGAATGAGAGATTCCAAAAAAGCCGTATTGTATATCGTAAGTATTGCTGCTTTAGCTGAATTTCTACTAGGAGAGGATATCGATCGCGAAGGCTGGGAGGAGCTCAGTGACGCGCTTGGTATGGTAGGAATGGATCTGAACGAGGTTTTCGCAGAAAACGATTCCTTGCTGCTTGGATTTCAAAAAGTTTGTCAGGAATTTGGGAAGATGAATATAACAGAGGAAATGATTGAGGAACTATACGTAGAGGACCAGCTGGAATAAACAGCTGGTTTTTTTTTATTTTCAAAATCCGCTTAATGCATCGCAAATCGCTTCGTATAGATTCGACAAGAGGCAAAAGGAGGGGAGAAACCATGTTATATCAGATTAGTTTTTCGGCAGATGGAGAGCAGGTGCAGGTCATGAAATATACTTCGACCCAAGACACCCCCATAGCCGTTTTGGAAGAGTTCTTTCGCGAGCATGTCCAAGTAAATCCAGAGTCCCTGAAAGGAATCGGGATCGTCAGGATCGGTGGATAGCATGGCCTGTCAAGGATGTGATTACGAAAAAGCCTGCCAAAAGAAAATGAAAGTCAATGACATCGTGATGTCAGCAAAGGAACAGGATGTCGTGCCCATGACTTGTCGTTGTGTGGTTCATGACATTTGCCGCGATTGCCAATGGTACATCAAGCGTCAGTGTGCGTCATGGAAGATTTTGAATGGAAAAGCATTCACGGCCGGTACCCTGCAAACTTGTCCGAAAAAAATTTTGAAAGCTGGTTGCTAAATCCCTCCTCAAATTACCTAGTGTGATAGAGCCACTGTGAATAGGAGCATGAGGAGGGGATGAAGTACATGACAGATCAACTTCACCAGATGGACGAATTATTTCTCGCAGGGAAAGTCGATGATTTTTTGCAGAAGGCAAAGGAAAACTGTGAAGCCAAGCTGACCGGGATGACGTTTGCTGGAATGACCCATGATGATGTCGTTCAAGAGGTTCTCTTAAAAGTGTATCGCACGATGAAGGATTACGATCAGGAAAAAGCTAGAGTGACTACCTTTGTCGATCATGTGATTACGAATAAAATTCGTGACTGCTTGCGGAAAGCCGGCACGCAAAAAAACCTGACAAACAGTAATGCGGTTCTTGTCTCTAGTGGAGATGAGGATGAAGAGGAAACGATGATCAGCCGTATTGCTGCTCCGAGTGAGGAGTATCGATACGAGGAAGTAGAAATGATGATCGACATCATGGAGTATATGAAGCTGTCCACGCGAGACAAGCTGATTCTCCAGATGAGAAGCGAAGGCTATTACCATGAGGAAATCGGCCAGAAGTTCAATATCAGCAAGGAAAGAGTGTGTCAAATCATCAAAGCGATTATGAAGCAGTACGGTGAGCTGTAGACATACACAAATAATCGGAAAAGGAATGATCCAGCATGGCAGTTTTGTTGAAAAAGATGAATGAGGAATTGACCGAGGAGCTCTCCCATCAGGTCATTGGAAAATATGTACACGTTCCTACCAATATGCACACAACCCCTACAGCCGAAGGTGGAGAAGAAGAGGTAAATATTTGGTTTGGCGGTTGCGTAGCGGGAATTGAAAAAGCGGTCATTGCCTTCGATTACGAAAAGCAGGAGTTTCGTGAGGAGCCGTTGACCTACACTAACTTTTTACTGACCGACGGTATGGGATACACGGTGAACCGACTCCATTCCGAGATTTATGAGATTACAAAGGAAGAATTCGAGCAAATGCTAGCAGATCACCTAGCTACTCAGGCTGCTGAGCTCGAAGCTGAGAAAAAGCTTCGTGAAGCGTCTGAAGAAATCTCGACGAATGAGGAGTCGATGTAACGCCATGAGACAGCCCACGATTGTCGCTTTCGAAGGAATTGACGCCAATGCGAAGGAAGCTCAGGCGGCGTTACTAGAAGAAAATTTGAGAGGCCTCGGATATAAAGTGAAAAGAGTATCGTTTCCGCGTTTAGATACCCCAATCGGAGCGGTCATTGGCATGTGGCTTCGCTGCGAAATTGAGCTGGATGAGAAAGCGGTAGGAAAGCTTTTTGAAGCGGATTTTCTGGACTATCAGCGAGAAATGGCGAGGATTTCGAAGGAGAACGTTGATTTCATCATCATTGATCATTACGAACTGTCCAATTATTACTACTTCTATATGAAAGATACTCCCCTATCTTGGTATGCCACGATGAGTGATTTGACGAAGCGACCCGATGCAACCTTTTTTCTGCGAACCGAAGTAGATGCGAATAATGCCGTGCTGCTAAAGGTGCAGGAAGCCTATCTTTCCCTTGCCAATGCCTCGCGCCGGTCAGTGCATACGCTGGATACGTCAATCGGGGTGGAAAAAATGCAGAAAAACATTCTGCAAGCAGTCCATCAGCTACATCTGAAAAAGCGAGTTACGTGCTAA